TCCGATCTCAATCTTGCTAGGAATCCGCTGATAGAATCACTTTCACCGATATTATTCCAGAATTCCTCTGAAGTAGATCCACCATAAAGTGAAATGTGGTGCCAGGGTGCAGTAATATTATTTTTCGAATCACCGAAAGATTTTGATTCCGGTCTTGAACATGCTGAAAACATCCTGGTAAGAATTTTTGGGAGATCTCCCAGCGAAGAGCCTTGAGTTTTCGCGCCTCTGAGCATCATTCCTATTTCATCGAAAGTGAATAGTACTCGTTGATGGTCTTCCGTTGTTATCCATCGCAGAATAGCGGCCCCTGACGTGGTGTCAGTCGGCCCTATTGATACTCTGGCATTTGACTTGAGAAGCAATTGCCCTATTGCCGTTTGCGGTGCGTTCTTGCCAGCTCCCGAATATCCAATTGATACGCAATACATATTAGTGCAAAGAGCTGTTTCGGTCATAATTCTCTGGCCGCACAAATGGCCAACTAACGCAATTGCACCAGAAAGTGCAAATATTGGTTTTGATGCTGCGCTGGAATCCTCGGTATACTCCATGATCTCTTGTAATAGTCCCCCCGGCATAAGACATTCAGCAGGGAAATCATCTGATACCGCACCAGCTATTTTCTCATCAGTGGTCTCTAATTTTTCTTCCATCTGAATAGAAACATCCTGAGATGCTAAAACAGCTTCGCCTTGCCCGCCGGATTGATTATTTTCATGTTTCTTGAGAATTGACCGGAAAGTTGCTTTAACTTCTTTGATCTCCAAAGGAGGATTGTTTTTAGAATTCCAGTTTTCAAGATAATCGAAAGCATCTTCCGGCTTCATTCCTGCGTTCAGTAGGCTTCCCGCCAAACTTGCCAACTTTGCATTCCTTTCTCCTGCCATCGCCGGCGCAAATTTAGTGTCAGGATCTGGAAGCGCTTTCACTTTTGAGAAATCATAATCAGAGAGATTCCCTTTTCCTTTTGACTTTTTCATGGAATCTGGATCAAATTCCGCAAGATCAGCCCAGCCATTTAAGCCGTCTCGAAAAATCCATTGGTACTGACGGCCTGAATGGTGAATTGACGGTGAAACCACGACATAACCACCCTCACCGCGAATATCAACAGTTGGCCTCCAACCAACTGCATTTTTAACTATTTTCCCAGCAGGAAGCCGATAAAAGCAATGACAACCGCCATCTCTACCAGTTCGAGCATAAACGGAAGTTTTCGGCATATTGGCCGCAATCCAGCGAGAGCCGATTTCTCCGTCGCCGTCAACCACGAATATTCCTGAGATTGTACCAGTGATAATTCCAACGTTTGCATTTGGCCATTTCAGCCACCATGATTCGATCTCTTCTTCGGTGGCTCTTCGTTTAATGTATTGCGTCCATGGAAGAAAAGGTTTTTTCGAAGCGCCAGGTACGATCGGAAGCACCGAGAAACCGAGTTGGCAATATTCTAATGCTGCGTCAAGGCATGTTTTAATCATTTCTTCTTTTCCTTATTCTAATAGGTTTCTCGGTGAAATCGTCGATTTCATAACAGTAGAATTTCATTTTTCAGCTTTCCTTTCAATCCAGACAAATTCCCCATTTTTCATGATATAAGCATATCCGAGTTGAATTGCTTTTCTCTGCAATGCGTATTCATTGTAACCCTGAAGATCAATAAAACTTTTTTCCATTGTGATTTCCCCAAAAGCAAAACCTAAAGCAAGAAAACATCCACAAAAAAAACCAAAAAAAAGTATATCTTCTAAAGTCATCTTCATATTATCTGTCTTCTTTCAAAATTTAATTTCATCAATAGTAAACGGGGTTTGTAGCACCCAAGCCCATTGCGGGCAAGCGCGATTCAAGTTTTTCAGTTCGACTTTGTGAGCACTATGGCCACAAAAAGGCTTCCAATCTGACTTTATATTCATATAAGCGCATGACCGGCATGATTGCACGGTTTGGTATTGTGTTTCTGGCTCGTAGCAATTCACCTGATACTTGCACCACTGGCAGATTTCAGATTTAGGATCAATTGAGGCCTTTTCTGGTATATATATTTTCCCTGTTTCGGTGTGTGTCGTCAAAATTTTTTTTACTCTCGAAAGCGTGATCTCTACTTGTTTTTCATCATAGTCTACTTCTTCCGAATAAATGGTACTATCATCTTTTTTCATTACCACGAAACACGCCTTTTTCAATCCTGAATAGTGCATGTAAAGCTGCATTTGCATATAATAAGCCGGGTAAACTTCTCGCACTCCTTTCTCTGAGAATTGCTTAAATTTGTTAGTGTTCGCCGACTTTATTTCAAGGATCATTGGCCCAAACTCAGATTGAATCAAGCCGTCAGGGTGCCCACTAAACCAGCCGTTGAAATCAGAAAATGTTAGTTGCTTGTCTGGATAAGCATTTGAGAGGATAAAGCCTGCTTTTCTAAGGCCTGCGCAAACCACTTCTTCGACTTTATTGCCAAGCTGGAAAAGCATCAGGATTCTGCCGTCAATCTCTTTCCCTGTGGTGTGTCGCCAATAGTGCCAAGTTGAAAGCTCGCACGGATTGCCAGCGAGAGACATACCGAGATATGAGCGTGGAATCTCAGCGGATTGACAGCGCTGGACACCTTCGTAAATCAAGATAGGTAGGTTTTTCATTTCCACTCCTTTCTATTTAAAATAGATTATAACACAAAATAATATTTTTTTAAAAGGATAATTTTTTTCTTTACAAATAATAAAAACTCTGTTATTCTTGAAGTATCGGAAAATTTCCGAAATTTTCGGAGGAGGTTTGCAATGAAGCCTAGAGAACTGCGGCGCGCTCTGTTCGCCTGGGGATTCACTCCCCTCGAGGCGAAGAGGATTGTCGACTCCCGGCCAGAGATGGCCGAGGAGCTTGTCTGGCATGATGAAAATGCCGATCAATGTTCTTCCGAGGGGAATACCTATGGAAGAACAGAGGAAAACCAGGCTTTTCTCGCCGTGAAGAAGAGCCTGATAGATTTCCTTTCCGGTGAAAAGTGGATTTTCACCGGAATGACCATACCTCAGACCGGAGAATGGACTCCGGTGTCGAGGGAAACAGAGATTGTTTCCCGCCTGATGGGATCGTCCATCAGGGATAAGTTTCCCCAAAACGGGGAAATTAGGAGGCAGGGACAGGCCTCCGACCCATTCGAGCAGAAATGGGAGTTTCGGTTAAGATAGGGAGTTAGCATTAAGCTCCAGAGCCTAAAAACTCTGGAGCTTTTTTTATACAAATTTTAAAAGGAGGTTGAAAAATGGCAGCAGAAACGACAGCCCGAAGTATTACTTTTGAGAATGAAATTCTTGAAAGAATTGAAAAATGGGCGAATTCACCAGAAGAGAAAAGAACGTTATCGAATGCAGTTCAAGCATTGTGCCTGAGATCATTGGAAAAAATAGATAAGGAAGTTAAATAAATGGCTCTTAAACAAATCACATTAGAAGCAAACAACAGATTTATTGCTCTGGTAATCGGCCAGAGTGGCATCGGCAAAACGAGTTTGCTGAGGAGTTTACCAACTGACGAACCGGTCTGCGTTATAAGCGCGGAAGCTGGGTTACTTTGTGTGCGTGATCTCGTTGAATCTAAACGAGTACAAGGTTTTGAGGTTAATTCTTTCGCTGATATGGGCGAAATATACCAGTATCTCACCGGCGAAGGAAAAGGAATTTTCAAATGGATCTTTATAGATTCCCTAACTGAAATAGCTGGCCGCTGTTTGGAATCTCTCAAAGTGAAATATCCAGATAAAGCAAACTCATTCCAACTTTGGGGGGATTACGCCGACAAAATTGGGCAATTGGTGCGTGCCTACCGCGATTTATCGGCCTATAATGTTGTTTTCACGTGCCTCGATTCAGTGGATAAAGATGACTTAAACCGCAGATTCATTGGCCCTCAAATGGCTGGATCATCAGTCAAAGAAAAGCTGGCAAGCTGGTTCGACGAAGTATTTTACATGATCTCTCTTCCGGATGCAGAAGGCAAAGAAAAGCGCTGTTTCGTTACACAACCCTGGACATGCTATCCAGGAAAAGACCGCTCGGGGAAGCTGGCAGTAGTTGAGCACCCGCATTTAGGCCAAATCAAACAGAAAATATTAGGATAGGAAAGGAAAAATCAGATGAAAACAAAAATAGAGTTTATATCGCCAGAACAAGCAATAGAAATATTAGAAAATAATACCATCAATAGGCGGATTAGAAAGACTCATATTGAATTCTTTGCAAAGTGTATTCAACAAAAGGAGTTTAGTTGCACACACCAGGGCATTGCTATCGACAAAGAAGGAAAATTGATTGACGGGCAACATAGGTTATTGGCTATTGTAAAAACAAATATTGGAGTAAATATGATGGTTTCCCGAGAATGTGAAAGTAGTATTTTTGGCTACGTTGACAGGGGAATCAATAGAGACGTAAGTGATATTCTAAAAGAGTCTGCTTACATGGTAGCAATAGCGAATGCAATTTTGCATTTCGCACATCCCATTTTTTCTAAATGGACGAACTTGGAAATAAAAAATGTCTTAAATAAATTAAAAAAAGATCCTTTGAAAGTTGATATTATTGAAAGTCGTGGAATAAAAACGGTAAAATGTGCAAATTTTAAAATGACCGCTCTTTATTTCGTTGACAACTGTGAAAATCCAAAATTAGTTAAAGAATCTTATTTAAGGATGTCTAAAGGGCTACCAGAAAAAAATATGGAAAAAGCCTTTATTCAACAAATTTTAAAAGGCATGGATCTAAAAGTTGGTGGTTCAGTAGCAAATATTGTTTTTGAAAAGTTTTTTTACATATTAAATCCAAAAAATATAAATTTAAAAACCCTCAAAATGGATGACCAAGCTTTACCATTAATGAGAAAATGGGCCATCAGCCTTTCTGAATTTTAAATTAACAAATAAAAGAAAGTTGAGAAAAAAATGACAGAATTAAACCTTGAGTTGATTGTTGATGGTACTTTGCCATCAATCACAAGCAATTTTGAAGCATTAAAGACGGCGATACAAACGCGCCTTGAAGACTACAAAATCCAAGTAACAGAGGACAATTTAGCCCAGGCAAAAAAAGACGCAACTGAGTTAGGAAAAGCAGCGACTCAGCTAAATAAAATCAAGACCGAGAAAGCAAAAGAGTTTTCCGCGCCAGTGGATCTCTTCAAACAGCAGGTCGTGGAGCTGGTTGAAATGATCCAGCAGGGTCAGAATTTTATTAAAAAACAGGTTGAAGTCTTTGAAAACAAAACACGTAAAGTTTGCGAAGAAAAAATGGTGGAAAGACTTCGTGAATTCTGGATTGAATTAGAAGTTAAAGCCCCGTTCCAGAAGTCACTTGATAAAATTATTGATCTGGTTGGTATCTCGAAAGTTTCCAAAAATTCCGGCAATCTGACCAAAGCTGCCGAGGATTCAGTCAGGAATTTAGCTCTTGCAGATCGCGCTCAACAAAATCTGATTGAAGGTCGTCTTGAAAAACTCAAATCAGCATCTTTTGAAGCTGGTTTGAAGCTTCCGATTCAAGCGTCTTGTGTATGGTCTTTTATTGGTGATAACGATTCTGACTATGCCGTGAAACTTGCAAAAGTGGTACAAGTTGAATTGACAAGACAAAATCAATTGATTGCACTTGAAAAGGAAAAGCTTGAAAAGGAAGCCAAGTTAGCCGCTGAAAAGGAAAACGAGAAAAAACTAGCTTTCGATCGTGAAAAAATGTTTGCTGAAATGAAAGCCAAAAACGAAGAAGCCATCAGGATTGAAACTGATAAAAAACTTTTTGAGCTTTCACAGGTGCAACCAGTTCCGACACCACCACAACAAACAATAACTCCAGGACAAAAAAGAAAGTTGAAAATTATCTCATCTTTCATTGTGGAAACCTCAAAAACGTCTCAAGAAGATCTGATGAATTTCTCGAAATTCGTTGCTTGTGAATTGTCTAAAACTAAGCTTCCCCCGGCAGTTGTGACAATTTATTTTGCAGACTAAAATTTAAAATAAAAAAATAAGGAGAATTAAAAATGGCATTTCTCAATCAGGACATGTCCCAATACGATGCACAGAGTTATGAAGCAGTACCACCCGGTGAGTACAAGGTAACTATTGTTAACTCAGAAATCAAGTTAACTAAAACACAAAAAAGTATGCTCGTAGTCACATTTTGCATAATTGAAAAACCCTTTAATGGCAGACAGATTTTTGAAAATTTCCTAATCGGTCAACCAGTGGCCATGAGTCGCTTAAAAGCTTGTGCCATTGCCGGAAATCACCCGCGCCCTGATGCAATGGTAGATTCGGAAGAGCTTCACGGCCTTGAATT